CCCATCTTTATAAAGATACATTCTTCTGTAGTAAGCACAACTTCACCTACATCTGTTTTCATAGACATTTCTTTTGGAAGTTCTTTGCTATCCGCATAGTCATATAAAAACAACCATAGCAATACTAAAGTAACTGCCATGAGGAATTTTTGCATTTTATTTTCCTAACCAGTTGTGCATAACGAATGTAAATAGTCCGCCAATAAATGAAGCTATAGTCATGCCTGCCCAAAATCCACCTTTGGATTTATTAGCAAGGGCTAGTAGTTCATCCATGCCTTGTTCTAATTTGTCTATTTTCTTTTCCATTTGCTCTACTTGAGCCACAAGTTGTCCGTACTTAAATGGGTCAATCTCACTCATTTTTTTAAACTTTCGGTGCGTTATATAAGTTAATAGGAGGTAGGTATAATTCGTGCCACTCAATCATAATTCTTCCTCATTAAATGGCATAATATCAATCAAGCCTTGCTGTGGATTTCTTAAGCGATTAGCAACGTTACCACCCAATGCTAAACCTCTTAATCGTTCTGCAGGTAATACTCTACCTACACGACCAGCAAGTTGTGAAGTTTCGCCTAGTAATCTTGGTGAGCTTAATAGACCACCTAAAAGAATACCAGTTCCTACAGTTGAACCAATAGCAGCAGCTGATGCAGGATTAAGAGCAGCACCTACACCACCAATAAGACCACCACTTAAAAGATTGCTTTTTACATATGGAGAAACATATTCTTGCAATGCTTGACCTGCTACTGCAGGCATAATATCTATACCAGTAGCATTTTTAAGTTGTTTAGCAACAGCAGCTTTATACGCTTGTGTAGGAACATCTTTTGTAAGTGTAAGCACCTTACGAAGACCAGCTTCAATGTTTTGTTGGTTTCCACTTCCTAATGCCATTTTTACTTCTTCTATAGCATTTTGCGTTCTGCCATAATTTGTCATAGCATCACGATATCCACCAATTTTATCTAATTCACTATTGACTGAACTTAATACTTCATTATAAACACGATTAGCATTAGGATATTGTTGTGCATTTGGCATTTCTCTACCAATACGCTTTTTAAGTGAATCAAATCCTTGAGCATTTCTGTATTTAGGTTTGTCAAATTGATTGATAAGTTTGTCAAGCCTATTAATTTTAGTAAGTTCTGTTGGATCTACTTCAGCAAGATTTCTTAAATCTCCACCAGATCTAACTGATTTTTTGCCTTCTAAAATTGTATCTTTAACTGGAGTAAAGTCTAAAGGTGTAGGATCTGCAGCCCATGTTGTTTTAGCTGCTTTATATACATCACTAGCATCTTTTTGCATAGCTTTAGCACCTGTTTTAACAGCATATGTAACATCTGTTAATGGTGTTTTACCACGCAAACTATCTGTAAATGATTTAAGTGCTGTGCCACCTTCTTTACCAGCTTGATATGCAACCTCAAATGTCTCTGGAGCTCTACGAGTAAATCCACCAGCAACTACTGGTGCAACATTAGATACTACATTTTGAACTGGAGTAAGTGGATTGGTGATTGTACCTGCACGACTTAATGTTTGAGCAGCTGCAGATGTGGGTGCAACTCTAGTAGCTAATGCACCACCACCTGTAAGGACTGTAGATAAGTCTGCTAATGCACCTACTGGATCAGATTCAATTGTCTTTAGAATATTCTCACGACCACCAAATCTTTCTTTTAAGTATTGACCAGTACCAGCTAATGCTTCTTGACCAGATTTTACAGCTTCTGGTCTTGCTTTCTTTAGAATTGATTCTGGAAGAATCTTTGTAAGTCCTCCAGTAGTTAAATTCATAAGACCTTGAAATGTTTCTGCTGGGCTAACAAATGGCTGTGCAATATTTTTACCAAATTGAATTCCACTAGGTATAATATTAGATATAGCTTTACCAGCACTAAACTGATATTCTGGTTTTTTAACAGCTTCTAACAAGTAATCAGCAGATGGAGTTACCTCTATCTCTGGTGCTTGTATAGTAATCGTATCTTTTTTTAAAGGTATAAGTTCGTAATCAGCCATTATTGTTTCTTTCTAATTAAATAAGGAACACCTCTCACAATTTTGTAGTACGCATTAGGATCAATTTGACTTCCATACTCTTGTAAAATTTTGGTAGGTAATGCAGACCCACTAATTGCGTTTTTAACTACACCTTTATCTGTACTAAATGATGTTTGTTCTTGTACACGTTCTATTGGCAAATCACCATATTGAGTTCTATAATTTTCGGTTAAATTCTTTTTAGCGTCTTTAACTTTATCTAAATATCTTGTAAGTTCAACTCTTGCTGCTTCTGGATCTAAAGATTGATCTACAGCACTTTGTGCAGAAGTAATTTGAGCACCTTCACTAACAGCTAATTGACCAAATCCAGTAGAACCTTGATCCCCTTTCATTTCCATAATAGATCCAACAAAAGATTTAGCTTTTAATTGATCTAATAATCGCTTTGTATATGCTGCATCAGATCCACTAACTGAAGAGGATACTGTTCCACCTAAACCAAAAGCCTGATTAAATCCTTTGCTATTAATAATGTCATTAATAAGTCTTTCTTGTCTATTTAAGTCTTGAATAGACTTTACTGCAAGGTTTGTATCACCAGCTTTAGACTTTTTAAGGGCAATTCTCACGTCAGATATTTGATTAGGATCGTCAATGAGAGGAACAAATTTATTACCAGTTTGTGGTTGTGTGGTAACTGGCTCTACAACTTTTTGTTGACCAACAGTAGTTTCACCTTTTGCAAATCCAGTAGATGGTGCTTGACCAGAACGTTCTTTAAGTATTTGTTGCAACATTTGTGATTGAGAAACAACAGGATCTAATGTAGTAATACCTTTATTTCTAGCTATAAAATCTGCACGTTCTGCTTCTTTTGCAAATACATCTTTGTCTGGAACTGCTGCATTAAATCTTAAGAAATCTTGTCTATCTTTTGCAGTGGCTTTAGATGGTTCAATACCTAATGCACCATAGAATGATATCTCGTCAGATTTAACTTCACCTAAAGGTCTAAATCTAGGATCTGATTTTAATTCAGCACCAATAAAATCTTTTTCAGCAAGTAAGAAATTAGCAATATCTTGATCTGAATACCCCAATTTTTTCATTTGGTCATATTTAGCAATTCTTGCTAAATTTCTACCTTTTAATTCCTGAACTTCAAGACCGCCTTTTTGAATATTTTGCATGAGATTAGCTAACTCTGTTTGAGTCATGAAGTTTTTAGTTGCAAAATCAATAGGGGCTTGTCTACCTGCAGTTGCACCTGTAAATCCACCTAAAGCAGCACCAACTGGACCTTGATTCCAATTCTGTGCAAGACCAGAAGCTAAACCAATACCAGTACCTATAAGCTGTTGTGTTTTAAGTCTTTCTTGTTCTTCATTAGATAAAAGACCTGTAATAGGACTTTGTCTTGTAAGAAAAAGAGTATCTAGTAACCCTTGAAAATCTGCCATAATTATCCTATCCTTCTTACTTGTAGTAGATTGCCAGCCATTGGACCTGTTTGACCTTGTCTAATTGGTGGGGCTTTTGCCATAGCATCTCTTAATTTTTGTTGATCTATCATTTCATTTTGTTGTCTAATATCTAATATTGACTTTGCACCACCTAATGCCACCATAGGGTTTTGTTGAACATATGATACAGTATTAGGTATAATATTAGAGCCAAAATCAGAAATTCTTTCACCTAATGTAAGTGGAGTATCTACGACCATTCTTCTAGGATCTATTGTTAGTGGATTTGGTGTAGAAGCAAATTGAGATGTTAAGTTATTGGTAAACATTTGATTTGAAGAAGACAAAGGTGCTCCAAAGCTTAAACTATCATCAGCAAGATTAGCAGGTGCATAAAAATCTTTAAATGCAATTTGATTATTTGCTGGGAAAGTAGTGCCACTAAAACCTTGAGATGCCATGTCATCAATATATGATGATGTAATTTTATCTATAGGCATAACATCGTCTACAGAATTAAGAATAGGGTTTATTGTAAGACCTGTACTAGCACCACCTATTCCAGCACCACCTGCTTGACCTAATGCAGCATAACCACCAGAACCTAAACTAGGAGCAGCAGAAGGTAATGCACTCTTAAATCCTGAAAATAAATTACCACCAGCACCACCTAAAAGACCACCAGTAGCACCACCTAGCAATGCACCAGTCACTGGACTTTTACCCATAGCAGCAGATCCTACAGCTCCAATAGCTGCTGGAACTAGAATCTCTGGACCAAGAGATGGTTGTAGAAAGTTTTTAATAATCCATATAGGATTAAAATACTTAAACATTATTTTCCAACCTTTCCTACTACATAGCAAATAGGTTCTAAAATAGCACGATAAACCATACCGTAAACATCACGTTTTTTACCACGTTTTTGTTTCCAGATATCAGCAGTCCTATGTCTTGCGATATGCTCTAAAACACCCCTTAAAATGCGTTGTAGGGCATTCTTTTGACCACTCTTATAAGCATAGTTAACTAATGGTAAGAATAGTGTGTGATAACCTTTTTCGTATGCTGGGTCTAAATCTTTAGATTGTGCTAACCAAATAGCATTACGGAAGCTACCAAAGCCATATTCAGCATTCATAGCTGTACATACAATCTTGCCACCACCTGATTGAGTAGTTTTTGTAACTTGACCCATTGGAGCACCATATGCAGCACCCAAGTAAGCTTGTAGTTTTGTATATGGTTTGTTTTGTTCAAATTCGTATCTAGCAATAGCATCTTCAAGAGCTTTTTGTGAGTAATCTTCTCTCACTTGACCAACATTCATAAGTTGGTTAATATCTTGATATCTAGCTTGAGCTAGTTGAGGAGCTTGTGTTGCAGCAGCTTCTTGTCTTGCACGTTCATTAGCATAGTTTTGGTAAGCAAGTTCACCAGCTTTGTTAGTTAATGTTGATGCTAAAGTTTGTGCAGCTCTATTTTGTAAGTCTGCAGATACATTAGATCCATAACGACCTGTTAATGCTGCAGAGCTTTGTGCTTGTTTAATAGCATCATTGTAAGCTTGTGTAGCTGATTGTGCAGCTGGTCTCATTGCAGCTTCAAAGTATGGATTAGCACCTAGATATTGACCTTGTACAGTGCCTAATTGTTGATTTAATGCTGCTTGAGTTAAAGGGCTTCCTGCTCTAGCTTGTTGCTCTGCTAAAGATAATGCAGATTCTGTTTGAGCGGATGGGCTAACATAGGTTTGACCAGCAAAGTATTCAGGTGTAGTAGTTTGATATAGGTTTTTAGCTTCACCTAAACCAAATTCTACAAATGGTCTTACAGTAGGGTCTAATTCGCTTCTACTTTCAGATGTGCCACCACCTCCAGAACCACCGCCACCATAAAATGTAAATGACTCCACTAAACTTGTAAGCCAATTAGATAAATTCAGTAATTTCATATTTCTTTCCTTAAAGTGTATATTCCCATGTTTGAGGTTTAAAACCCATTTGTCTTGCTTTACGTTCCCATCCACGTCTTTCAGAGTTGAATGTAACTTTAGTCTTGCCGCCTTGTTTTGCTATTGCTTGTATCTCTTGAAATGCTTGCATAAAGAGTGCCTCATCATTAAGTAATGACCAAGCAGCCCATACATGAAGCCTGTTTCCGATTGGTTGAAGTACTACGAATCCTACTGGTTTGTTATCTACAATGCCCATAAACAACATAGAACGTTGTTCAAAGCAATCACAATAAACGTCTTCAGCAATATAGTCTGTGTGACCTTTAGACCTGACTATTTCTAATCCATGTCTAATATATTCCCAATGTTGACGTAACTGATCTTTAGGTATATAATGTAATATCATCCTACTATTATATACCTATATGTCATATTTACCAGAGTATTTGCAGGGTGAGATATAGTTGCCTGTCCTTGACTCTGTGAACTAATATAAGGAATTGTAAATAAATTAGTAGTAAATGAGTTAGCACTTAAGTATTGTAAAGTAGCTATAGCACTAGGTGTTGCAGGTCTAGTAGGGCTAGTTTGTGTTGCTAAATGTTCTATTGTAACGTCTGTAGAAGTAGTAGCCCACATAATTTCTACATAATCATTTTTAGCTAATTCTAAATAAAAATTTAATGCTGCAATAAGGTGACCATCTGTTCCACCATGACTATTAGGCACAGAGAATTTACTGTTAGAACCAGCAACATCTGTACCATTTTTTCTGAACCATACGTCTACGTCTTGTATAGCTACATTGTCGTTAGCAAATTGTAAACTAAATTGTAAGTTATAAAGACCAGAATAAGATACATTTAATCTTGAGCTATTACTTAAAGATGTACCTAAAGAATAATCTGTTGTATTAAATGTAACAGCATATGCAGTTGTTGTACTTGCAGCTGACTGATCTGTTGTATCTTGTACTGCTAAATATGGATAGTAGCTTGTAGCTGCTACCATAGTAATTGGCTCTAAACCAATATATGAGTTATAACCTATACGTTCATCAGTAATGGTTGTAGTAGTAGCACCACCTGTAGCTAAAGTAATCTCGCCTGTATTGTTAGACTTACCTTCTACAAGATTGTTTACAATTTCAGCAACTTCTCTTGGATTTCCACCTGTCCAAGCAAGTTTACGGTACATGTCACTTCTAGACATTATCTATTTCCTTGCTCCGCATAATCTAAATCTATGCCAATAGCAGAAAACCAGTTAGCTCCTGTCGGTGTAATTTTAACTCTGTGATAACGACCATAACTTCTTACAGGTGCACGATTCTCTTGACTTGCTGCAATAGCTGTTGAATATGTAATTGTATCATCTAACATGCGTCTACTTGCTATTTGAACATTAGCAGATCCATTGTCTACAGATGGTCTAATAAGTGTTGCTACAGAGTTATAACCATACTCTAAATCGTTAGTAGTGATAGTTGCAGTGGCATTTGTACCTGTAAATGTAATAATTCTAGCATCTCTTACACCACCAAATAAGAACTTACCACCCTTATAAAGTCTATCGTCTAGTGTAGTTACAAGTGTATCTGTAGTTTTAGCTGCTGCAGATGATGCAGCCATATCTATAGCCACACCTGTACCTGAACCTGCACCTGTAGCTGTAAATAATACACCTACTGTGTTAGCGACTGCACCTATAAGTGTGTAATCTGTTGTACCTACACTTCTTATAGTGTATTGTTGACCTGTAACAAAAGAACCTGCTGTGACATTATAAGCAGAATCTATGCTATCTAAAGATGTTCCAGATGTTGCTAGTGTAGATAAATAATCTACGTCTGTATCAGCTGTACACCATTTTTTAGTTTCATAGTTATAGATAAGTAGAGAACGACCACCAGATACGTTAGTATAGTTCCAAATAACAAGGTTACGTTCTGGGTCTACTGCTGCTGAAATAGTATCAATATCACCAATGTTAGCGTTATTAAAGAAGTATCTGTCTACCTTTTCTGCACCAATTCCTACAACATTTTGACCATCGCATGAATAGAAACCATCATCTGATAGGAAATAAGATATACCGCCATATTGAGCAATAGATCCACCTTCTATACATCCAATGTTTCTAGATATTGTGTCAAACTGAAAGAACAATGGTGAGCCAATATATGACATACGCACAATGGCTTTTTCTAGGAATACAATACCAAATTCACCACCTGTAATACCTGTAATGTCACCACCGTCAGGTATATCTTGATAGTCTGATTGTGAAGCTCCGCCTGCTGTCCAATCTGCAGGGTCATTAATATCTGACCATTGTACTCGTGTAGGATAAGATCCTGCACCAATATTAGCTGCAACTACAAAGTCACGAACTGCTGTAATGTATTTAGCGATAGGTGCTGCAGCAGCTAAATCTGCAAATAATGTAGATGAGTTTACATTATATGATTGTATTTTTTCAGATCCATTAGCAGCTAAAGCTAAAGTACCAAATTGTATAAATTGCCATTTGTTAATACCAGTATATCCACCAGATTTAGATACATCATCTAAAGATAAATCTGATGAATCTAGCTTAAATAATTTAGTAAGACCGCCTGCAAAAACTGATACATCATTATCTACTTTAACAGCAAATACATTAGTTAAATTTTCAGATGCGTTTGCAGAATAATTTACTGGTGATTTAAATGGACCATATCCTACAGCCAAAGGAATAACGTTATTAGCTTCAGATACTGTGTCTAATATAGATGGTTGATCTGGTAACCATTCTTTAAATGCTATACGTTGTGTAGGCATTATTAAGCCTTCATAATAAATGCTAGTGCATAGTATGGTGGTAAGTTTTGGTCAGTACCACTAGAACCTGTTGTAGAAATAGATGTAGATACGGAAATTCCTGTAACTGCTGACCCTGAATTTTGGTCAACTCGTGTAGTATAATTGGTATGAACTGGAAAAATATTAGCACCACTTTGACTACCACCTACAATTGGAACAGTATGAGTATGACCAGGGTCTGACACGCTAGATGTTGCAGTATGTGTATGACTTACTACAATAGCATCTTTAGTGCCACCTGTTTGTGTATTAGAACCTGTAATTGAAGTGTTAGCAACACCTGCATTATCAACAGATGCACCAATAATAAATCTATTTCTTAAATCAGGAGTGCCACTAGATCCATTACATAATAACCATCCACTAGGAATAGTTGCAATAGTTCCTGACCACATCATAATCATACCAGCTACAAACGCATTACCCCATGTAGGTGTATTGCCAGAACCAGCTGATACTAATACTTGACCAGAAGTTCCTGCAGCACCATCTAAAGTAACACCGCCTGTAAGTGCTAATGTTCCAGAAACTGTAAAATTATCACCAGATGTTCCTGCTTGTTGATCTTTTAATTGTGCCATTAAACTACGAACAGCGTTGTTTAAGTTAGCTGGTGAACAACCTTCAGCAATGTTAATATTGCTTATATCGGTATTATCTGCTGCGGTTGATGAATATTCACTAATTTTTGTCTTTGCCATTTTTTACCCTTGTCTTAACCAAATGTCTGTGCTTGGAGTAACTTCAGTCCAAGTTTCTGTTCCTGCTGATACTGATGTCCATGTTTCTGTTCCTGCTGGTACAACTATCCATTCTTCACCTAATATTGTGCCTTTAGTAGTTACTGTGCCTATACCTTCTACATAAGCAAAACCTGCCCATGTAGCGTTAGGACTTGCTGTAACAGTAGCAAAGGTATTGACTTCTGCTTTACCTGATACTTCATAACCACCTAATGCTGTGACTGTAGCAGTTCCTGTGATAGATGCACTATCAAATGTAATTCTGACATAATTAACTTCTACTTGAGCATTAGCTGTGATAGAAGCGTTAGCACCTGCTATGAGAATACCATTAGCTGTAACTGTGCCATTAGCTGTAATACTTGCTGAAGCGAGTGCTATAGAGCCACCAGTAGCTGATACGATAGCTTCTGCGAATATAGAACCACTACCAAACTGCACTCTATTAGCTACAGCAGATACGTCTGCAAAGCCATTTATAACTGCGCTACCAAATACTAATGCACCACTTGTAGTAACTGTAACTGTGGCAGTAGCGTTTATACTTGCGTTAGATGTTCTAAAGCGTGTTGCAGATGCAGATACGGTTGCGTCTGCTGTTATGGCTGCTGATGCTTCTAGTGTTCTACCTGCTAATGAGCTAAAAGGAGCTTGGGAAAAACTAGCTATGCCAAACATTTATTGCTCCTTATTCGTCTGCTGGTAAAGGTGTATTTCCCTCGTCTAACCATTTAAGGTAGGCTTGGTAGTCTGTGTTGGCTGGGTCAAATGGGATGCAAGCTCCATCAGACAAACGAATAACACTATATTTTTTGCCATCAAAACTCATTGGTGAAAGTTTATACATTTATAGCTCCGAAGAAAGATTAAGCACACCTGTACTATTATTATAAACAAGACAAACTCTAAATTGAGCCGATGAGCCTGTAGCAGCATTACAATCTAATTCACACATTGCAGGAGTAGAATAATTTGTACCAATACTTGTAATCGTTCCTGTTGAAATTCCATCATACCATTCTAATGTGCTAGCAATTGTTGGAGTAGGTGTTGTACGCATCACAACAGGTAATGTCATTCCAAGACGACCCAAACTTGTTGCACTATTAACTACTCCACGCAAAGGGGGGGTAGAATATCTTTGAAAATACCTCTGACAATTAGCCAATTCCTGATTATAAAGTCTGCGTTCAAACGGTGTTGCTGTTGAGCCTATTTCTAGTTGGACACCTGTGATATACCATGTAGCTCCGTTAGTGCCTATAACTGATACTGTGCTTGTTGGTTGAACAAAATTACCAGCACCCCATGCTCCAGCTGTTCCACTAAATGTAGCCCCTGAACCAAGACCAAAACCTACATAAATACCAACAGTATTATCTGTAGCCCAAGTTCCAGAAGTATCACCAGCAATAGTTACTGTTTTATATTCCCAAGTATTAGCTACAGAAATTGTATAGGTAAAAGGATATGACCTAGTTACTGCGGCATTTCTTAAAGAGCCACCAAATGTTCCAGTCAAAGAACTACGAACCCAAAATGAAATAGTAATTGTTTGAGCATTAGCTGTACCCCAATTTAAATCAGATACATTAAAACCTTCAATTGCTTGATATAAATGAAAATAATCACTAGTAAGAACTGAATAAGAAGAAGCTGATGTTATTCCTGCATAATTTTTAAATCCTGTTGGCGGGGTGACTGCACCCGCATTTTGTTGTACTGTAACTTTACCAGTTTGAGCTGCTTGATAACACCATCTATCAAGAGTGTATATGCCGCTTCCAGCTCCAGTTGGTGTTGTAGAAGCACCAGCATTTCTCTGGTCTATCACCATCGCACCATTAATGATACGGTTCTTTAGCACAAAAGGTGACGCTGCAGCTCCTTGTAGAGATGAGTCGTTAAACGTAACTCCGTCTGTTCCATGTAGTACAAGAGACATTATACTGCTCCTAATTGTTCGTCTGTAGGTTTAGCAAGTGTTGGATGTTCCCATTTAGCTATGTAGTCACCACGACCATCGCTGTCGTTTTGTAGGGTGATAATTCCTGATGCAAAATTAAAGTCTGCTAATTCTGGGTAAATAGATATAATTTTTTCGTATAACATTATGCACTCCTAACCATTGCTGCTGAAAACCTACAATTTCTATCTGTAGCACCATTTAAAATTATTGACCCAGTTCCAGTGACATAAACATATAATTCTAAATAATCTGTAGACCCATTCATATAAACAATTATACTTCCAGTTACACCAGCACTATTACTTCCTGTTACACCAATGTCAACTAATCTTGTTAAACTAGACCCATTTTTATATGGGTTTGCAATAATTCTTGATATAGTTGTTGCTTCAGCAAATACTGTGCAATTTACTTGATAATAACCAGCTATAGTAGGTGTAAACCTATAATTAGTTGATGAGTCAAAATTATTATTTGTATCAAAATCTTCTGAACTTAATGTAACTTTTGTAAAAGCACCATTAGAAATAGATTGAGTAGAATTATTATAAGCACTAAACGCTGGCCCTGTTCCTGCAAAAGTAGAAGCAGTCGTGATGACAGTTCCTGTATTAGCAGGCAAAGTAAGTGTATTAGTTCCTGCGACATTTGGAGCTGCGATAGTGATACTTCCTGATGTATCGCCTGCGACTGAAATAGATGCCATTATACTGTTTCCTCTGCTGGTTCAGGTGTGTTGCCTTCTGAAAGCCATTTTAAATATTGTTGGTAATCAGAATTTGCTGGGTCAAATGGAATCATAGCACCGTCTAGTAATCTAATAACAAATTCTTGTCCATTTAAAGCATTGAATAATTTATACATTTATAACTCCGCACTTGCTGAATAAACAGGTGAGTTTGTAAAATAATTATTTGTTCCTGAACTATTTACAAATTGCAATCCAAATCCATCTACACTTACTCCATTTAATCCAGTACTTCCTGCACTAAATAATGTTGCAGCAGTAATAGTAGCCATTGTTGGTTGAACTCTTTTAGTAACGTGAAATGAGATTGGATTAATCATAGCAGAACCTGAACCATTAGGTATTTGCATATTTCCAAGAATGGTTTGCTCATAATACCTCTGACATAACGCTAACTCTGTTCCATAAGGCAACCACTCAAAAGAAGTAGCTTGTGAACCTCTTTCTAACTGAACGCCTGTAATTTGCCATGTAGCATTTAAAGTTGACATTATTTGTGTTTGACCAGTTACCCCTAAATATGCAGTTCCTGACCATGTATTAGCTGTTCCTAAATAAGTAGAACCAGCAGCCATACTAAAATCTACTTGAGCAAAAGTATTATTGTCATATAACCAAGTTCCTGTAGTATCTCCAGCAATAGTTATTGATTTCTTCTCCCAAGTATTTGCAGAAGAAATTGTATAAGTATATGGATATGACCTGTTTGCAGCAGAATTTAAAATTGTTCCACCAAAAGTTCCTGTTAAAGAACTTCTTACCCAAAAAGATAATGTAACTGTTTTAGCGTTAGCAGTTCCCCAAGCTAAATCCGTAGCATTTAAACCTTCAATTCTTTGTCTAACCAATGCTAATTGAGATGCTCCAATACTTGCATCAGCAGTTGTTACAGTTACTAATAATGAATTAATAAACCCATCAGGAGCATCAGAAGATTGAGTTACAGTAAAAACTCCATCAGTGGCATCTTCTACTTGCCATCTATCTAGGCTATATATTTGTGCACCGTCAACTGTAAAAGACGTTCCTCTTTGTGAGATTTGCATATCCCCATTAATAATTCTATTCTTCATGGTATAACCTGAAGCTACAGCACCACCAATATTAAACCCTGTAGATGTTACAGAAGCCATTGTTGTACCATTAGACTGTAAATCTAATGTGCCACTTGTATCAGCACTCATGTTAAGTGCTGTGTTTGATGTTGTTCCTGCGTTAATTATACTTGCCATTTATAGTACCACCCATCTTGAGCCACTTGGAATAGTGACTGATATACCACTTGCGACTGTAACTGGACCTGTTGATGATGCGTTATAGTCTGTAGGTATTGTGTAATTAGTTGAAACTGTTTTAGCATTTGCAAATAAGCCATTAGAAGCAGCAAACTGTGGAGCATAAGCTGTGAATGTTGAGTCTTGATATGTAGAACGTTCAGCAGGATAAGTAACAAATACGTTTTTAGTACCTGCACTAAAGTTGACTGCACTTCCACTATTGCTAGACTCTAGTATGGTATCACGAGATAAAGTAGTGCCTGAAGATGTATATGTTCCTAGACCTACTTCCCATTCTGAACCCATAACAATAGCATAGTAAGTAGTATTACCATTACCGATAACAGAGAATGACTGAAAGCCAGTAACTGCACCAGCAAGCGTAAACGTACCTGTGCCTGTGGTAGTAGAAGTTTCCTGTACCCTATCTTTGACGACTAATGCCATGTGTTCTCCTTTTAGTTACAATTGTTCTTGTTTTGAGAACAACTAGGCAAGAGTCACAGAAAGGTTGCCAGTAGTAATCTTGAAGATATCACCACTATCAATAGTTTTAGCTGTATCTAATGCTGTATGGTAAAGTAAGTTACCTGATGTAGAAGCATCATGAATACCGATCCAGCCTACAGTTCCCCATGAACCTGTTGCTGTTGGGAAAGTAACGTCAGCAGAGTTTGTAGATACACCACCTGATGGTGCTCCAAATGTAACTGCTGTTCTAGCGTATGAACCACCAGATACTTCTGTACCACTACCTGCGTCTGTAGGATCAGATGTAAATAAACCTACATAAACTGTTGCTGGTGATGTGTATGATGTGTTGCGTAGAGTCGCATTGATAAGTGCGTTCTCTAAATAATTACTCATTTCTGCCATGATTTTTCCTTATGCTGTTGTAATTGAAAGATTGCCAGTGTATTCACTAGAATCATCTGCTGCTGTTAATGAATTTACACCTCTATCGTATAATGCAGCCCAAGTTTGCACTCTTGCGTCATTCATAAGATATGGCTCTGCTTCACCTAATGCTGCATATAATAATAGATCTGGGCAATTAGCCAAGAATACATTAGATGAATTTGTTGAGCTTAAATATGCAGGTGCTGCATAATAAAGCATATTTAATGTGTATGCTGAATCTGGAATAGGTGCAAATTGGAACT